GTACACAAACGGGCAAGTCGCACAGTATAAGCTAGATGGCAGTATTGAGTTTGTTGAGCCTGATGCATACGTCAAGCTACCTTGTGCAGACATGATCCGGCTTAAAACGAAGTATGGCATTGACCAGTTGCTGTCTCCTGAACACCGCGTGTTGGCGCATAGCAACGTAAAACCAGATAAGACATCAGTTGTCAGCGCCGCGTATCTCCTAGCTGCGCAGCAAGATTTCGCCAGCGGCATTCGTCGTGAGAATCCGCGCAAAGCAGGCAGCGACACAATCGCGTTTGGGAATACCACGATCCCCGCTGCTTTCTCTTGGATTGGTGGGGGCGGCATTGACCTAACAGATGCGCAACTGCGTGTTCAGATTGCTGTCATTGCCGATGGGCATTTCCCTAATGCCACTACCCGCTGCGTCGTGCGCTTGAAGAAACAACGCAAGATTGAACGGCTGCAGAAACTGCTCGATGCTGCGGGGGTTGTGTACGCACAAAGAGAAGACACTTCACCGACAGGCGCGGGGTTTCAGGTGTTTTTGTTTAATGCACCAATCAGGTTGAAGAAGTTCGATGCCCGATTTTGGGAATGTTCCGCACACCAATTGCAGATTGTGCGAGATGAAGTTATGCATTGGGATGGAAGTCATCGGGGCGATACCAAAGGTTCTCAGTTTTTTAGTGTAGAAAAAGAGTCTGCGGACTTCGTACAGTTTGCCTTTTCTTCTGCAGGAGTTGTTGCACGCATTACGGAAGATATCCGCGAAGGCAGAAACACGTGTTACGCGGTTACAGTCCGCGTAACAGATAGCCGCTTTTTGATGCTGCGAAACAGAAACGAGCCGACTGTTTTCCCAGAAGCAAGCACAGATGGGTTCAAGTATTGTTTCCAAGTACCTAGCACGTTTCTTGTGTTCAGACGCAACGGATGTGTGTTTGCATCTGGCAACACAGGCAAGAGCATGGCATGCCTGTGGGCAGCAGACTACTTGATGACGCAGCGCCAAGTGAACCGCTGCCTGATAGTCTGCCCCTTGTCCATCATGGAGAGCGCATGGATGAAGGATTTGATGTCCTCCATCATACATCGCAAAGCAGCTATCGCCCACGCAGCATCGATGGACAAGCGCTGCAACATCATTGCGAACGGGTACGACTTCATTATCATCAACTACGATGGTTTAGATGGGGTTGCAGAGACTATCCGCAAGGATGGGTCTTTTGACCTAGTTATCGCAGACGAAGCCAACTTCATCAAGAACTCCACGACGCGCCGATGGAAGGCGCTCAATCACATTCTGACACCAGACACGAAGGTATGGGCGCTGACCGGCACCCCCGCGCCTCAGTCTCCTGTCGATGCGTTCGGCCTCGCCAAGTTGGTGACTCCTACGAACGTACCAAAATACGTCACAGCATGGAAAGAGAAAACCATGCTAAAGATCACGAGTTTCAAGTGGATTGCCAAGGGCGATGCGCCTGCCACTGTGCATGCTGCGCTGCAACCCGCCATCCGGTTTACGAAGGAGATGTGTCTGGATCTACCTCCGGTCATGACATTGACGCGCAAGGTGGAGATGACCAAGCAGCAGGAGAAGTATTACCGGCAGATGAAGATCAGCGCTATGCTGTCTGCCGCTGGTGAGCAAGTAACCGCAGTCAACGCAGCTACGGTCATCAACAAGCTGCTGCAGATCAGCGCTGGTGCCGTCTACACAGACGAGTCAGAAACCATCGAGTTCGATTGCAAACCGCGCCTCAATGCGCTGGGGGAGATTCTTGATGACACCGACAGGAAAATTCTTGTCTTCGCCCCGTACAGATCCAGCATTGACACCATTGTGTCTTACCTTCAACACGAAGGAATTACTTGCCGCGCTATCACCGGCGATGTTATACCTACTAAGCGTGGCGAAATATTCAACGACTTCCAGAGTAAACCAGACCCCCGTGTTCTTGTTATCCAGCCGCAGGCAGCAGCACATGGCGTTACACTTACTGCTGCAGACACCGTTGTGTTTTGGGGACCGGTTACTTCTGTGGAGACGTATATCCAATGTATTGCACGCGCGGATCGCATCGGACAAACGGGATCAAGTGTGACTGTACACCACTTGTACTCTAGCGAGATTGAAGCTAAGATGTTCAAGCATCTACATGATCGCGTAGAGGATCACGAAGCTATCGTGAAGATGTACACGGAAGAGGTTATCAAACGCAACGACTAGGAGTGAATATGAGTGACCCCAACATGGAGCAGCTTGTCAAGATGTACGTGAAAATCCGTACGAAGAAACAACAAGTCCAGAAGGAAGCAGACGAAGCACTGGCCGAACTGGACAAGAGTCTCAGCGTCATCTCTGGCGCGATGAAAGAGCAGTTGGTAGCGGCAGGCGCGACAAGCGCCAAAACAGCAGGAGGTACGGCATACATTCAACCTAAGACGCGCTACTACGCGATGGATTGGGATGCGTTCGGACAGTGGGTTCTCCGGACTGGCAATCTCGCTATGTTTGAGAAGCGCATTGCGCAATCGAATATGAAGCAACACCTTGAAGACAACCCCAACGACGTTCCGCCAGGGCTGCAAGCCGACACGGAAATTACTGTAACTGTGAGAAAGTCTTAACATGAGCAATATCGTAGCTTTCGATTTCGCGGCTGTTCCTGCGCACGCAAAGAACAAGTCTGCCATCGCCGCCGCACTCGACGGATCCCTGAACAACGGCATCAAGCGCCTGTCGATCAAGGGCGGCACGTTCCGATACATCGCGGGTGGACAAGAGATTGGCAAGATCGAGGATCGGTTCCTTGACATCGTGCTGGTCAACGCAGCGCCGCATGTGTCACGCACGTGGTATGCGAAGGACTTCGACAAAGATGCGAAGGCAGAAGCGCCGGATTGTTTTTCGCCGGATGGCGCGAAGCCGGATGAACGCGCCAAGGACAAGCAGTCGGAGAATTGCTTGTCGTGTCCGAAGAACGCCAAGGGTAGCGGCAAGAACGACTCGCGTGCGTGCCGGTTCAATCAGCGGTTGGCGGTAGTGTTGGCGAACGACATTGGTGGTGAGGTGCTGCAGCTTCAACTGCCTGCGACGTCGCTGTTCGGTGAAGGTAGCAAGGACGCAGGCGCGACACTGCAAGGGTTCTACAAAGCGCTTGCTGCGCGGTCCATCGACCCCGCTGCTCTGATCACCCGTGCCCGCTTCGATACTGACGTGGAATCTCCGAAGCTGGGGTTCACGGCGATGGGCTGGCTGACCCAGGAGCAGTACGACCTCGCTGTGACGCAAGGCAAGAGCGAAGCAGCGCTCCGTGCCATCACCATGACGGTCTTTGAGGCCGATGGGGTTGACGCCAGCGGCGTTGATAAGCTACCGTCTGGACCCGCCCCTGTGATGCAGCCCAAGGCGCAAACCAGCGCCATCAAGACGGCTGCTGCCACCACAGAGAAGAAGGCAGAACCCAAGACGGAAGTCAAGGCAGAAGCCCAAGCGGCCACGGAAACTGAGCCCATCGTCCGCAAGGCAACAGATGTTGTGCAACCGAAGAACCCTGAGTTGGCAAAGCTTGTTGCCGATTGGGGTACGGACGATGAAGCATAAATAGCGCGGTATCGCGCAAGGGCAGCGGATGCGAGTTCGCTGCCCTTTTTTCCTGTAAGCGAAAGATCCTATGCAAGTAACCGATTTCCTTGCAGCAGTGCTGCCGGAATCATCGAATGGATACTACTGCGCTGTTGAACTAACTACGATCAGAAAGGAGCATCGCTTTGTACAGACGACATCAGAAGTATGGTCTGCCGCGATGGACTTCAATTCCGCTGGTAACGACACATACTTTGCACTGGCATCTTTCGCGGAGAATGCTAGCCGCACTGCAGCTAATACTTCTGCGCTTCGCTGCTTCTTCGCAGATATCGACGTCGGTCAAGACAAGCCTTACGTCAATGTCACAGACGCTCTGGCAGGACTTTATGAATGGCGGGATAAAACCGGATTCCCTGCACCTATTCTGGTTGATTCTGGGTGGGGTGTCCACGCCTACTGGCCCATTGTGGAGAGTGTTCCATCAAGCATTTGGAAGCCGCTGGCAGAGTCGTTTAAGCGCTCATGTACAGCGCACGGGTTCGCCATTGACTACTCTGTCAGTGCAGACGTTGCAAGAGTTCTGCGCGTCCCAGGAACCTTTAATCGTAAGCGATCTGTTCACAAGCTCGTACGCATCCGTTCAGCCGGTGACGGCGCACAAGAAATCAAACATTACGCACGACTACTGGAACCATACAAAGAGAAAAAAGCAACACTGGCTGTAGTCCCCAACAGCATTCTAGACTCTGCGCCTACCTTCGCTAAAGGTGCGACACCGCACACGCTGGCGCTCTCTGAACTGTCTCGACACAACTTCGACAACATCGTCAACATGGGCGATGCAGGTTGCGGGCAGATCCTGCACTACATACGCAACGCTACGCAAGACGGCATCGAGCCGCTGTGGCGAGGAGTGATGTCAATTGCCAAATATTGTGTTGATGGAGAAGCTAAGTGTAAAGAGCTTGCTGACTTGCACCCATACAGCGATGACAGATTCCGAAAGAAACTATCAGACATTGTGGGACCGTACAATTGCGAGACGCTTAATCGCACGCAGGCAGGTATATGCGAAACGTGTAAGCATTGGGGTAAAATTAAGAATCCTATTACA